CGATGCACTTGCAAAATAACCGAATTCAATTTTAACAGAAGTATTAAACCTGCAATTCGCTTGAATCGTTCCATTTGCAAAAGTGTTAGAGTATGCAACTCCATCCACCGTAAATCGAATTGTGTCACTTCCGCTTGTAACTAATGTATTAATCGTTCCGCTTCCTGTAATATCTAGAAGTGTATAATAGGTGTTTCCGCTAGCGCTAGCGTTATTATAAAAAGCTGTCAACGGTCTGCTCGCTCTTAATTCGGGTACGCGATTAAAAGGCATTTGTTACACCTCCTCGATTCCGAATACGGTGCAAATGATATCGGTGCCAGTGTCTTGCTTCGCCGCGAAAATGGTGCTAGGTGGAATAACGATTTTTGATTCGCTCAAAATTTGTGTAGCTGTTCCGGCTACCGCTAACCCGACAACAATGGTATTCGTTGTGGCTGTTCCGTTGACGTACAATGTCAGCGTTCGGCTTGCTGTTCCGGTGTTTGCAAAATAAACTTCTGTTATCTGTGCTGTTGTGCTTGCTGGCGCTGTATATACTGCGGCGGCTGTTGTGCCCAACGCGGTCTGCGCTAATCGTTTCGCGTATCGTGCCATTTATAACATCGCTCCCATTTGAAGTGACATTTTGAATTCGTCGAACGTCAAGCCGCGTCCACCTTCTGTGATAGCTAATTTATCAGCAGCGGCAAAATAAATTCCTGTATTCGTATCGCTAAAAAAAGCAATCGAGGGAGTGCTGGCACTCCCTTGAATCACTGCCAATTGTGCGGACATCGTTGTTGATCCGTCTTGCCGGATCGCGTCAAAAATTCCAGCTTCAATTTTATTCATATTAGTAGCGCCTAACGCTGGCGCTCCACCATTTACCCATGTTGTTTTAACATACTGCGGCATACTCTACACCTCCGAAAAAATCCACCAAACTAAGAAAGCCAAAATAATAGCAACGAACACCGCGCAAATCATTTCGCCAATTGCGCTTCTAGCGCTGTTACTTTTGCATTAAGTTCTTGAATCGCCTTTGTCAAAATGGCGATCATGTTTGATTCCGCGATCCCATAAAATTCTTCTGTGTGTACTTCTTTGACAGGCTCGCTGATTGTCTCGGTTACTTGCTCGATGACTGTTTCTGTGATGGTGCGTGCAATTTCCTCACCATCTACTTCCTCAATCACTTCACGTTCAACCTGCGTTTCTACATCGCGCGTTATTTCACGTTCGACCGTTTCGCCTGTTTCGGTTTCCCAAGTACACTCTGATTTTTTGATAACGCTAGTAAGATAAGCCTTATCTTTCAAAACTTCAGCGACTTCCTGCGCAATAAAACCGATTGTAGGAACCTCTGTATTAAATTTATGCACCGGATGATCTTTCCAAGAAAATTGCACCGGATTGAGTGCCGCAACGATATTCAATGCACCATCTAGCGATACGACATCTTTTTTGTATCTTCCGTCAGAAGTTGCGATTGTTGAAGACGTTGCGAAAATTTGACCGTTGACCTGTAGCGGATATGCACCGTTGGAAGTGGTGTAGCCAATGAGCAAATAGCCTGCGGCGGTTAAACGCATTTTTTCAGCACCAGCACCAGTTCCGCTTTCAAATCTAATATTGGAACCAGCCGCATTTGAAATGAAAGCGTCTTTCCCATCATTGGTACTATAAATACCAATTTGCAACTTATTTGTTCCGTTATTGGATTGCCATTCAGTATAACTATAGGCATTGATGCCTGTGTTTGTATTGTTAATAATTTGAATCGGGTTAAAAGAGTTGTCACTACCATCAATCTGCATTTTTGCACTTGGCGATGTCGTGCCGATGCCGACATTTCCGGCGGAAGTAATAGCTGCTTTTACTGAACCGTTTGTCGAAAAATTTAATGGAATAGCACCAATCGTTCCTAAAGTTACATCTGTTGACGTTGCTGTCAACGAACCAGTTCTTGTTCCTGCTACACCTAAATCAAAATAACAAGTGTTTCCTGTGCCACTATTTAATTCGATCGCGCTTTGTCCACTTGATGATATTCCTAAAATTGTTCCGCTATATCCCCTGCTAAAAACATCAGGTGAAGTCGTGCCGATTCCGACGTTTCCTGCAGAAGTGATGCGCATTTTTTCCGATGAACCAGTTACAAAATACATTGCACCAGAACCACCATGTAATTGCATACGAGTGCTGTTAAAATCTACATAGCCTTTGTTTGCGGAAGCATCTTCAAAAGCAATCGTTGGTGTAGTTGTATCTTTTAAGTGCAAAATAACATCAGGTGCAGTTGTTCCGATTCCTACTCTACCGGCAGAAGTTATTGTCATCCTGTCTTGTGTATTATAAATTCGCAATGAATTATCGGCATCGTTGCCGTAAATCGAAGCGTCTAATCCATCACTTACAAAACCAACCCCTACATTTCCACTTGTAGCAGATAACCTTAAATCGCCTTGAACATGAAGTTTTGTGGATGGTGAAGTTGTGCCGATCCCGACGTTTCCAGTTGCTTTAACAACTAGATGGTCGCTCGCATCGTCGGCAGATAAAGATAAATAAGAATTTGATGAAGTATTTGGTTGAAAATATAAACCTGCTTGTTTTGTGCTTCCGCCAGAATCTAAAGCATTGAATTTATAACCTATATTATTTCCATTTGTGTTACTTTCTAACGTAACTCTGGGGCTAGAATCTCTTATAGTTAATCTTGAACTAGGTGCATCTGTTCCAATCCCGACATTTCCAGATGAATTTATCCGCATTGCTTCTGCCCCACCCTCGCCGAACGCGATGGTGTCTGCGGCAGGGAAAAAGATTCCGGTGTTGCTGTCGCCAGTTGGTGCGATTGCAGGTGTTGCGGCTGATCCGGCAATGGTGACAAGCTGGGCACTCATTGTTGTTGATCCGTCTTGACGGAGTGAATCAAATACGCCCTGCTCTAATTTATTCAGATTCGCGGCGCTAATGGCTGGCGCTGAACCGTCTACCCATGCGGTTTTGCTGTATTGTGGCATTATTTATCATCCTCTCGCGATTGTGTCGGTGCGTTGAATTTGAACAGATTCTAAATTAGTCTTGTTGCGGCTGTATAGGATTCTAGAAATCATTATACCACTGTTCGCTGTAACGCTTGCTGTTGATCCGGCGAACACTCCAATTTCTTGAATATTTGCTACCGCTTCTGCATCGTCCAAAATGGCAATTGTTTGTACTGCTCCAGTTCCAACAATGGACTTGCTAAACACCGCCTTGCGGAACACTTCGGAACCTAGTTGTGTATCGCTCGTTGTCACAGAAGCGGATGACGTACCAACCGCAATATACTTTATTTCCGCATCCGTCACCGTTCCCCGAAGCGCTTCCCGAAGCAAGTTCAAGCCACTATCCACAACAGTATTTTTTATCGTGCGCTCATGTTCCCAATCGCCATTTTGCGACTTGATAAAGATATCAAATTGACCTTGCCATCCTGTTCCCTCGTTCATCTTGCCACCTCCTAACATGGATAAGTTGTGTCTTCTGGATAAAGCGAATCGGCAACAATTGGACAAGCAAAAACGGTATAACTTTGTGTTTCTGTCCAATCTTCCGATTCACTTACCGACTTTAATACAATTAATTTCTCATCGTTGTCTATAACGTTCCCTGTCGGTTTTTCAATTAGCTGTTTAAAAAAGTTTGTCCATCCGCCTAATGGCTGACCATCTACCGCATGGACATCATAGACAAATGTTCCGTTATCGTCTAAGTCACGAATTGTTACCCGATCAATCAAAAATTCCCCAGCGCTTAAATTGTACTTCGACAGTGTTACTGTTTGAAGCTGTCCGGCACTAAGTCCGTTAGTGAACGTTTGATAAGTCAACTCATTAAATATCTTGGTGTACTTTGCTAGTCGACCATTTGCAATATTTATTGCTTGATTTTTATCGTTCAAATTTGGCAACGTTTCAAGCGCTTCATATACACCTGATACATTTTCTATCGCGGCTCGGCTTGCAATCGCGGCGGCATCTTCAACAACGACAAGCAATGGAATTAAGCCGATATAAGAAATTGTAATTGTATCCGAAATTCCTAGAACCGCTTGGTTCAAATCTTGCGTTATGGTGTTGCTTCCATAACTCCAATACCATTGAAGCGGTACGGTCTGACCATCAACGCCATTTACTCCAATCTGATCCGATGCAACTGGAGAACCATTGACCGTAATTGAAGGCGCTTGCGCGATGGGATAGCGTGTGACAAATGTTCGCGCTACTCCATCTGGCTTCGGTGAAGGTGATTCATTTGTTATTTGGCTATCCGTTGGTGTCTGACCGCCTCGAATATATTGGCGGTTGCGATACTGGCTTCGATTCTGTCGAAGGTTTATATTCAGAATTGGCGAATTGTCTATAAGGTTATATCCGGCAGTTTCGGTTGCGCGCTCTTTGAAGTGAAGGGATTTGTCATAGTCGATATACCAAATGAATCCGCAAATCTCAGCTAATTGGTCTATGGTTTCTGTTACTGTGCCAACGCGTGGGAATTTTGCAATATCCATAATGATGCCGGATTGAATTGTTCCAGCAGTTATACCGTCTGCGGTTAAATATTTGGTTATCAAGTCGCTGACAATA